ATAGGCGCAGGTGGAGCTGTCGCTGCACTTAAATTTTTAGGATTAGATAAACTTATTAAAGCGCCGAAAGCTACAAAAGCTGTAACATCCGCTGTGAAGTCAGGTGGCACACCACAATACTTTTTTGATTTTGTAGATTTAATAAAAAGAAAAGGAAAAGATGTTTCTGATAGACAAGCGGTAGTTGAGAGACAAAAAGTAATTGAATATAAAGATTACACACTTACCGATACTGATGGATACATAACCATTAGAAAAACAGATGAAGATATGGGTCGTGATGAAATGATGGAGTACAAACCACCAGAGGGTGTTGTTGATGAAACAACTGGTACATCCACAGAAGTTCCAGCACAATATGAAGAAGTAACCGCTAAACCAGATGCAAACGACCCTGGTAATTTTGATACTGATCAAGGCTTTGATTCTATTGAGGATGTTTTAGACGAACTATCTAAAGACGGTAAAAAATACACAGTAAAAGAATTAGAGGAAATGGGTATAATACTTGACAGCACCATAAAAACTGAAATGGCAGAGGGTGGTATTATAGCAGGTGTCAAGTCAGGACCAGCACCAAAATCAGGACCTACACCTCATGGGTTGCCTTATCTAGCTAAAAATGTTACACCAATCAAGGAGCGTAAATAATGGCAGATATTGATAAAACTCTTTCAGAGTTGGGAACCTCTGTAAAAATAGAAGGACCTGATCAAGAAGTAGAGATTCAAAAACAAGAAGAACTAACAAAACAACCAGTAGAAATAACACCCACAGAAGATGGCGGTGTTGAATTAGATTTCGATCCTAGCAAAGTAAATGTTGAAAGCACTCCTAATCATTTCGATAATTTAGCTGCATTATTACCAGATGAAATTTTAGATCCTGTTGGATCAGAAATGTATCAAAATTATACAGACTACAAA